CTCGATTATTCGAGAAAACAGATAATCTGTAGCTACTACGGATTTGAAGTCCTATCGCACCGAATTTCACTTGTTCTTACGAACAATGAAGTGGTTGTTGGCGTTCATGAATCTCTAGACTAAATTGGTGGTATACAATGAGAAATTATTGTGTATTACCAGGGTTGTCTATGTTCAAGACGAACAATAGCTTAACTTCGAGGTACCCATACCTTGGTTGTGAAACCTACCTGCAGCTCGGGAAACCGAAAACTGAAGGGAAATAATGGGCTAACAAACACATACACTATTATTATGACAAAACTATTGAATATTTTCAACAATTTTTCTTTTAAAGTGGTGCGGCAGTTAGTGCCATCATTTTCTGGTATGCTCCGTGTAAAAGCGGGGCGGCCACTAATAAATTGGTTTCTGAAAGCCATATTATTAGTGAAAGGCTCTATCACAGACTCTCTGGTTAAAGTATCGATTTGTTTTGTTCGAAACTTGTTTCGTTTATCGCGTAAATCAGGTTTACCTTATACGGTTAAATACCTAAAGGCATGTACTACGTTACTGATGCAAGCTATTTCCGGTGAGGCTCATACCTCAACCCAAGAATTAGGTTGTGCAGTTTCACGTACTACCTTTGGTATACCGCGGATTATTCCTAGATTACACCGATCTCATATTAAACAAGGGAATTTATTTTATATTCGTTTATGGTTAACGTTCTTTTCACTTTATAGAGTCCTAGATTATACTGGGAAACTTTCTGTAAAAACAATTATTACACCATCACGAGCTAATTTAAATTCTCTTGAAATAAGAGAGGCAACAGCATCTTTTTTGAAATCTTTTAGGATTCCTTATTTAGATGTTTCGCTTGGTGCACTCAAAGTTGATCCGTTTTGGATATCGACTACGTCGCCCAATAGTACAAGGGACCCTGTTTTAACAGACATGCCGAAAACTTGTTCTACTTCTATATATTCTATATTAGGTTCTTATCTAGCTATAGGTAAAGATTCTATCACGCGGAAATCTCTTCAAGAGTTTTGCTATGCGTTTGGGATTGATAGTCCCATTCTCAATGCGATCTCTTTTAGTCGGTTTGCCGAACGGTATCTTCCTAAGTCTAAAATCTTAAGAGAAGGTCTTACTAGAGTTTTACTCAAATACGACTTCTCTGGGAAATTAGCCTATAAGGTTGAGCCGGCCGGTAAAGTCCGGGTTTTCGCTATGGTAGATTGTTTTACTCAATGGCTGATGAAACCTTTACATAACGCGTTGTTCTTCCGTCTTGGTTTATTACCTCGGGATGCAACTCACAATCAATCAAAAACATTGAATGATTTCGTGAATCTTCTGAAAGCGAGAGAGATCAAAAGAGTTTATTCTTTTGACTTAACTGCAGCTACAGATAGAATTCCGTTAGCAGCTCAATGTTTAATACTTGATGTGTTAGCTAAACGAGATATTGGATCAATTTGGGGATCGGCGTTAGTAAGTAGATGGTACATGTTACCTAAAACATCTTGGCAACAAGGACAAGGTACATTTCTAGATAATATTGGAATTTCATATGAAGATGCTAAGAGTAATCCTAACATCCAATTATTGAAAGACCATAAAACTGGGAAGTACTTTATCGGAGCTGTTAAGTATGCTGCAGGTCAACCTATGGGAGCATTGTCCTCTTGGGCAATGCTAGCCATGACGCACCATATTATGGTTCATATAGCGGCAAGAAGAGTTGGACTGAGTCATTTTGATCTTTATTTGGTACTCGGAGATGATCTAGTAATTGCAGATAGCAAAGTAGCAAAAGCTTACTTATCATTGGCTAAGGAATGGGATGTTGGGATTAATCTCTCAAAATCCGTTATTTCTACCAATGGAAGTTTAGAATTTGCGAAACGTTTTATTTACAAATACCAAGATGTCTCTGGGTTATCTTTTAAAGAAATGGCTGTATCTAGATATGATCTTCGTGGTTTATTACAACTTTTTGACCGAGTAGCCTTGTTCAGAGAAGTAAGAGTTTCAGAGCTCTTATCTTTCCTTGGGCATGGTTACAAAGCTTTGAGTCGGATGACCACAAAATTTCATAAACTAGGACGAGGATTAAGAGGAGCATTGCTCCTTATGTCTTATCCTGGATCTAGATTCAGTACATTAGATAATGTTTCTCAGTGGTTGTTATCACCTTCCTTTAATAAACCGGGAATTGTGAATATGCCTGATAAAGGGATTGAGTATATCAAAAACCTTTGTCTTTCTGTGGCTGATTCGATTTCACAATCGAATCTTCCTAGAAATGACGAAGAATATGATAAACTTGTTTCTCATTTATTAGATGTAGATCACAAATTACCAGTTGCAGGGAATATCCTTGGAGAGACTTTTATAATGGTAGGTGCCGGTCCTCAGCATCCAGTAGTGGATATTGAGAAATCGGTTGCTTGGCCATTATTTCAGACTCTTTCTTGGGTATTAATGCCTATGTATTATAGTATTATTGAGAAGTGGGATACAACAGTCGTGGAAGTTAAAGATACTTTCGAATATGAAGAAGACTTCGATATTGACTCATTATGGTCAAAATTAGAGGAACTAGAGAGAATTGCTTCTCTCAGTTCTAATAATAAAGATCATATGATCATTGAAGATGTTCTTACGATTAATCGATCGTCTTTACTCCGACGTGCGTATCAGGTTCGTTCACACATCCGATCCTTATCAGAGAAAATACAAGTATAATTTACAACTATACTTGAGATAGACCTAAATTGGGACTGGACCATCAATCCTGAGTAGATAAAACTACATGATTAGTATGCTCAATGAATGTCAAATCATAGCATCCGAAAGGATCACTAGAAGAGAAACGTCACGGAAATACAGCTAATCATTTGCTGAGTATTAATGTTGTGTTGTTGCAACCTCTTAGTACAAAGTAAGCCCAATAGCGTTAAAAAGGAAACCTTAATCGGTAATTCCTTAAATTACTAAAATGCTACTATGCAC